TAACAGGGGAGCTGAAACACGAAATGGAATGCATCGAGGATGAGGACTTGGATTGGTTATTAAGCGCAGTTGAAAGACCGCCAATGGTGAAAACCGGAGGCAGTGTGGATTATGTGGGTATAGCCAATAAAGAATACGAACAGGGACCAGCTCGCAAGACAGATATACGACCATCGTATCTCTATGGAAAGTTGGGAGAAGTGTTAACTGCGCCAGCAGTTTTTAGTTTGCGCCAGGGCGGTGTTAGTGAACAGGCAAGAGAAGCCGGAATAACACCTTATGATGCAGGTTTGTTAAAGTTTAGCAAGCCAGTGAAGGCCCTGCCGTTTGCAGCTTTAAGCATGGCAATGGTAACAATTTGCTCCGTCTTGAAAAAGATGATGCCAGTTAGAGGAATTGAAAGACGAATACTAACTGAGGATGAAATGGTCAATGGAACTGAATGTGGGTTGATACCTGCGATGGACTTAGACACCTCACCTGGATTACCGTGGAAGAATTATAAGCCACCATTATCGAAAGGAAAGAAATTTATGTTTGATGTGAAGTGGGAGGCTAATGAGAAGCGATATGCAAAACTTAAGGAAGATTTTGTCGCGCGCGGAGTGCAAGTGAGTGAAGATTTTAGGAAGAAGTTGGAACTGATGGAAGAACGACTGAAACAGAGAAAGGAGGTTGTAATAGTTATCTATGAGAATCTGAAGGATGAGCGACGTAAGCTGAAGCATATTGCTAATGCAAAGACGCGAGTTTTCGATGTTTCACCAATGGAGTTCAACATGTTATTGCGAAAGTATTTTGGAGCTTTTAATGCAGCAATGCAATATAACTGCACCACTATGCCTGTTGCCGTGGGAATTGATTTTAACGGACCTGATGCCCAAGCATTATATGATAGATTAACACGACTAGGGACGGATTGTATTGCCGGCGATTTTGAAAGCTGGGATGGATGTCTGCCCGATGAGTTGCTCATGAGGTATGCTTATTTGGCAAATTATTGGTACGATGACGGAAATGATCACATTAGATGTGGACTAATCAGAGCGATAATACATTGTGTACTGGTTAGCTTGAACACTGTTGCGCGGAAGCATCAAGGACTGCCCTCAGGAATTGCGGTAACGGCACCGATGAATTCAGTTGTGAATTGGATTCTTCAGTTGACTGCAATCATTGATATTTTGGAACAGTATAAGATGTATCTGACTACTAAAGAACTACAGGAGAACGTAGAACTCACCTTTTGGGGTGATGATCATTTAGTTGTGCCTGGACCTAAAATCAAAGAATGGATAAATTTTAGAACGATGAAAGCATGGTTTTCGAAGCATGGATTTGGCTACACGGACGCGGAGAAGAGTGGCAAGGAGTTCGATTTTGAAGATATCCACGATGTACTCTATTGCAAGAGGAAATTCAAGCGAGATAGCTTGGGGGTTATTGTTATGCCTACTGAGCTTTCCGTATTGAACGAGTCTATACAATGGAGACGAAAGACCATCGGAGTGAGTAAACGAACGAGTTACGAAGCCACCATGAACAACTACGTAGAGGCGTTGTCAATGCATGGAAAGGAGATTTATGATAAGGAACTGAAGAAGGTGAACCTTGCGATTGAAGAAGTCAATAAAGAACTAATGACGGATAGGCAGTTGGATTACCTTGAGGAACCCTACCAAGTCTGGAGAATGAAGAGAGCCCTAAAATATGGACTCGTGTGAGGCCCCAGAGCGAAGTTTTGAG